CCTACAAGAACCGCTGAGTTTATTGTATTAGACTTTACAATACAACCTACAGGTGCTTCTTTTCCAGAATAATAGTTAGAGAAAATAACTGAAGAAAAGGGATTTATTTAAATATAAGTCCCTTTTTTTTATATTTTTAGATATTTATATATGAATTAAAGGTTTAAGTATTTAATAGGAGAAATTAAATGGCCGAATTATTAGAATCACAAGATATAATGTTTACCCCCTTTGAGCCAAAGCTCAAAAACAGATTTATTATGCAAATTGATGGTATTAATGCTTACTTAATTAAAACAATGAATAGACCATCAATTGAATCAGATGAAGTAATATTAGAACATATGAATGTAACAAGATATGTTAAAGGTAAGTCAAGATGGCAACCTTTAGAAATTACTTTGTATGACCCAATCGTACCAAGTGCTTCACAACAAGTGATTGAGTGGATAAGACTACATCACGAATCAGTGACTGGTAGAGATGGGTATTCTGATTTTTATAAGAAAAATATAACTTTTAACCTATTAGACCCAGTTGGTGCTGTTATTGAAGAATGGGAACTAAAAGGTGCTTATATTCAAAGTGCTAATTTTGGAGACTTGGACTTTGCAACAAGTGACCCAGTTGAAATATCATTAACACTAAGATATGATTACGCAATACTTAAATTCTAATAAATACTTAAACTAATATATGGAAAAGCCCTTGAAATAAAAATCAAGGGTTTTTTTATTTTATATATATTTATATATGGAGATGTTAATATGAAAACAACAT